CGGTTGAAGCCCCCAAGCTCGCACCCAAAGACGCTCCGCTCATCGAAGCAATCCGCAAGCAGCGTGAGAAGGACGGATTCTGATGGCTAAGCCAAGCCCCTATCCCTTCTGCGTGGATTGCAAGCATTTCATGCTGTCTGCGGATTTGGGCATCACCTCAGATTTTGCCCAGTGGTGCGTTGGCGTTATTTCTCCGGTCACGGGCGAGCCAAAGCCAACGCAATGCGAGTTCGTGCGAGCGCCAAACTCTACTTTCTGCGGCTTAGAAGGCCGCCTATTCGAACCTGCCATCAAACCTGTGCCCGGACTTGTCGCGTATGCGCGCGGTCAACTGAAGGCTAAAGAAACCGAATAATGCAATTCCCGCAGCAGCCAATCCCTGGCGTCTCCCCGCTGGGGGGCGGAGCTATGGGAGATCCCAATGCAGCCGTCAATCTGGCAATGCCCGGTGACGGTGACGAAAATGGAATTTGGGTGGAAATCGGCGACAACCTCGACACGCCGGAAGACGACAGCAGCGATCACAATCGCAACCTCGCTGAAATCCTCCCCGAAGGCACGCTCGCTACCATCGCCAGCGATCTTTTGCAAGACATCGAGGAAGACGACAAGTCCCGCTCCGAATGGATGCAATTGCGCGAGCAGGCCATCGGGCTATTGGGCCTCAAGATCAATCCACCCAAAACGGACCCCGGCGGCAACGGCGCGCCAATGGAAGGCATGTCGAGCTACCAGGATAGCACGCTGCTCGAAGCCTCGATCCGCTTTCAGGCCAACGCCCGCGGCGAGCTGCTCCCGAGCGGCGGCCCGGTCAAGGTTCAGAACGAAGGAGCCCCGACCGCTCAGAACGACGATCAAGCGGACGCACTTGAGAAGGCCACGAACCGCTTTCTTACCGTCACCTCCACCGAATACGTGCCGGACACTGACCGGCTGTTTTTCCAGACCGGCTGGAGCGGCATCGGCTTCAAAAAGGGATTCCACTGCCCCGTAAGACGCCGTCCTGTGATCGAAAGCGTCGATGCGAAAGACTTGATCGTGTCGAACAACGCGACAGATATCGACAGCGCGCCGCGCGTCACGCATGCGATCAAGATGAGCCGCACGGTGCTCATCCGCATGCAAATCGCCGGCGCTTACCGCGACGTGCCACTTGATACGCCAGTCCAGCAAGCCAACGTCGTCGAAGAGAAAATCGGCTCCGTCCAGGGCATCCGCGTCACCGCCAGCAGCAATCCGAAGAACTTGGACCGGCTGCTATACGAGTGCTATACCGATCTCGACATTCCAGGGTTTGAACACAAGCTCAACGGCCGCGTCACCGGACTGCCAATTCCTTACCGCGTCACCATCGACAAGTCATCCCGCCAGATCCTCGAAATCACCCGGAACTGGAAAGAGGATGACGATCAGTGCATGAAGCGTAAGACGTTCGTGGCCTATCAGTTCATCCCCTACATGGGTTTCTATCCGCTAGGGTTGATGCACATCCTGGGCAATACCACGAACATCATCACTGCGGCGATGCGCATCCTGATCGATGCAGGTATGTTTGGGAACTTCCAGGCGTTCATCTACGCCAAGACCGGGCAGGGACAAGACAAGACCGATTTCCGGGCGGCGCCAGGCACGGGCGTACCGATGAACTGCGGTCCTGGAGAAAAGCTCTCCGACAAAATCATGCCGATGCCGACGAAGCCCATCGACCCGAGCTTCATTCAGTTCATCGAGAACGTCAAGCAGACTGCGGCCAGGCTCGGCGGTACGGCCGAAACGCAAGTCGGCGAGGGCAACCAGCAAGCTCCGGTTGGCACGACCATCGCGCTTATAGAGCAGGCGCAAAAAGTCATGTCTGCGGTCCACAAGCGGCTGCACCAGGCTCAGTCCGAAGAGTTCCGCATGTTGCAGGAGCTGCTTCAGGAAGATCCGGAGGCACTGTGGCCAAAGAAGGGAAAACCGCCCTTCAATGCTGAATTACTGGCTCAGGCCCTCGATAATTACGAGCTTGTTCCGCAAGCAGACCCTTCCGTTCCCAGTCATATGGTGCGTCTGGCCAAGGCAGAAGCCTTTAAGCAGCTTGTGATGTCCTCACCTGAACTTTGGGATGTAAAATCCGCTATCGAATACTACTGCGATCAACTCGGCATACCCGATGTTAAGCGCTTCATCGTCATGCCGCAGCCGCAGCAAGGACCGGCGCCACAACTCGATCCTAATGCCGTCCGAGCGCAAATCGCAGCCCAAACACTAATGCAGAAAACACAGCAAGGTGCTGCGGACCGGCAATTTAAGACCATGGAAATGGCGCATAAGACGCAGGAAGCTGCGTTGGACCGCGCCACAGATATGCAGGTCAAAAAACTAGAACTCGCGCGTGAGCTTGTGATTCACAACTCCAGCCCTGAAGTAGCCGCTTTGAGCCAAACCCCAGGATTAGCCCCAGGACTCTCACAATGACGAAAACCTACTCTCCCGCTGAACACCATGAACGGATGGTCAAGATGGCTGGGCACCCCGACGCCAAGGAAGACCGCTCGCTGGTCAAGAAGATGGTCAAACCCGCCGCGCTCACCGGCCGAAAGAGTGGCGGCGAGGCTGACGGAAAGAAGCGTGCCATGGGTGGGGCGCTTCCTGGAGAGAAGCACAAAGGCAAGAGCAAGGCTCCCAAGAGCCAAGTCAATGTAGTGATTGCACCGCGTGGTGGTGGCGACCGCGCCGGTATGCCACCTGCGTCCCCGGCTGCGATGGCTGGACCGGGGCCGGCGATGCCTTCCCGTCCCCCGGTTCCAGCTCCCATGCCGCCCCGTCCAATGGCGGGACCAGGCGGTCCCGGTATCGGCGCTATGGGCGCTATGCCAGGTGCTAAGAAGGGCGGAAAGATCGCGGCTCACAAGAAGCGCGCGGCCGGCGGAGAAGTGGGCAACGTGACGAAGCCCAGGGCGCTCAAGGGTTACGACGCAGGCGCTGGCAGCGGCGACGGCCGTCTTGAGAAGATGGAGCACTACGGCACGAAGGCTAAGACGCCGCTGCGCAACGGCGGTCGGTAGTGGATTATGGGCAGCACGTTACCGCCTTCGAGCGCGAGCTGCGCTTGGCGATAACGAGTGCTCGCGATGAAATCGCGGTCAAGATCGTGACTAGGGCTGGCGTGTCGAGCTTCGAGCAATATCACAATCTGGCCGGGTATGTAGCTGCGTATGAAGAGGCTTTACAGATGATGGATGAAGTTCGCGCTCGTCTGATGAAGAAACCCGAGTGAGTTGTTGCGTCCCGCGTAGAGGAAGGCAATAGAGAAGGCAAATATGTCTCAGAAGGACAAGCCGCTCACGCTGAGAAGGCTTAGAGAACTGCTACATTATGATCCGGATACGGGAAACTTTACGTGGAAGGTATCCAGACGGAAGGTGAAGGCTGGTGCCATAGCAGGTTCGAAAGAGCGTAAGTATCTGCGAATAGGAATCGATGGTGCAAAGTATTCAGCTCACAGATTAGCGTGGTACTATGTACATCAGGAATGGCCACCTGATGACATAGACCATGAAAAAGATAGAACTGATAATCGTATAGCAAATCTAAGGTCTGCTAATAGACAGCAGAATAACGCCAATAGAAGCATCGCCAGCAACAATACAACTGGATTCAAAGGCGTTTGTTTCGATAAGAACCGTAATAAGTACCAAGCGACCATCATGGTCGATGGCAAAACTCGTTATCTAGGGCGTTTTGACAAGCCAGAACAGGCCCATGCCGCTTATTGTGGAGCAGCTGAGAAGTTCTTCGGCGAGTTTGCGCGCGCCGCGTAGACATAGAAGGAAGGCAAATGGAACTGAATTACGGTATGGGAGCCCAGCTTCTCGGGCTCAACGATCTGCCGGACGCGGCAGCGGATTATTCCTACATCGCCAGAAAGGTGAAAGTCGAGCAACTCGTCTACATCCTTGGCGAGGAAGACCCGAAAGAAGTCCTCATGAAGCGTATCGGCAACGTTCTGGACGCGCTCCCCGTGCTTTTCGGTCCCCGTGTGCTTGTAGCAACGGCGCCGACGCCCCTCAAGAAGAGCACGATCCTGCAAACGCAGACGGCTCGCGACAAGGCAATCGAGGAAGGCCGTTGGCAAGGCAAGTGCGCTTGCGTCCTCAAGCTGGGGGTGGGCGCCTTTAAAACCGATCCTCGGTTTCCGTCCTACGAATGGGAAGGACCGAAGCCTGAAGTGGGAGATTTCGTATATTTCCGCACATCCGATGCTTGGGAGACCGGCTTGCGTGTCTCCGAAGGCATTGCGATATCGGCGCGGATTATCTATGATTCCGATATCCAGGGGATCATAAGAGACGTAGAGGCGATCTTCTGATGGGAAACAAACAGCGCCTGCGCGCCGAACGCCGCCGCCTCGACGGCCAGAATCTCAGCGTGAAATTCTCTGTGACCGGCGATGACGATCCCGAAGGCGTCGAAGTGGCGCTCGATGGCTCCGCACTCGATCCGCCAACGCCTTCCGCCGATGATGGGATTGCGATAGACCTCACGCCCATACCCGCACCAGCTCCAGTGGTTCTGGACGATGCGGACGATGATGATGATCCCGCGGGCGATCCGTTCGCCGAACTCCAGCGCCAATATGAAGAGGCCAAGTCCGCCCGCGACGCCGCCGAAGCGCGCGCTAAGGAAAGGGAAGCGGCGGAAACCCGCTATCGCACCGAAGCCGAGCAGGCCCGCAGCGAGCGCGAGGCAACCGATACAAAGCTCCGCGATGAACAGAAACGCCGCGACGAACTCGAAGCTTTCCGCATCAAGGCGGAGCGCGAACAGCTCGTTAGCCACAAAGCCGTGCTCGAAGGTGCGCTTGAACGTGCCGAAGCCCAGCGCATCGCGGCCCAGCGATCTTACTCGGAGGCTATGGCTTCCGGCGATTACGATAGGGCAGGCGAAGCCCAAGCGGCAATCTCCGATGCGGTGTTCGAGCGCCGCCGCTATGCAGAGGGACTTGACCGGCTCAAGGAGCAGATCGAGGCTCCGCTGCCGGAATATACCCGTGCACCTGAACCTGAACGCCCTGTCCAGCAACAGCATGTTTCCGATCCATTTGATACTTGGGTTGCGCAGGCCAATATTCCCGAAAGCGACAAGGCATATTTGCGGCAGCGCAAGGACTTCATCCAGGCTCATCCCGATAATGGAGACATTCTCCAATCGGCGGCGAGGCTCGCGGAGAAGCGCTACAAGATGACGCCTGGGACGGATGAATATCATCGCTTCCTTGACGAGCAGATCGGCATGGCAGAGCAAGAAACTTCTGGGGAAGGAAACCCAGATCCACAGCCGTCCACGCCGCAAGCCGCTCCTGCCGCATCGCGCCAGCCGGCGAAGCGTCCCACCGCCGCGCCTGCCTCTCGCGCCACGGCCTCGAACCAGACGACGAAGGTCTTTCTGACCGATTGGGACCGCGACCAAGCCAAGCAGCTCAAAATGAGCGACCGGGACTACGCCTCATTCAAGTTGAAATCCACCGAAGGCCAGTTGAGCCAAGCTCAGGCCGGGGGTCGCCTCATGGCCCGTTACTCCGCCGATTAAGGAACTCCATTCATGACTGAAATGCAACAAGCCGCCCCCAGCGGCCGTAAAGCCGTGCGCGAACCCGTCAAAGAAGGTCCGGTGGAATTAAGGCGCGGGGAATACCAGGGCCGCAATGGCGAAGTCCTCAAGCGCGCCCCCTTCAAATTTGGCAACAAGTTCGATATCCCCGACGATGTGAAAGAGCCTGGCTGGTCCTATCAGTGGATACGCCATTCGATCTATAACTCGACGGATTATTCCGAAATGTCGGCGATGAAGCGGGCCGGCTGGCGCGAGGTTCATCCCGACGCGCTCAAGGGCTATTTTCGCGAGCAGACCCCGGAGGGCCAGAGCTGCATTATCGATGAAGGGCTGGTGCTTGTCGAACGTCCCCAGGGCATGACCGACGACGCGCACCGCGAAATGCGCGAGTCGGCCAACCATCATTACCGCGCTCAGATCCACAAGATCTACGACGAAACCGCCCAACTTCCGCCCGGCATGAAATCCTGGAAGGCAGCCAGCGAATTCGATCAAGAAGCGCCTCAGGCGGCTCCCGACGAATGGCGTCCGCAAATGAAGCGTGGAAGCGGCGAATGGAAGCCCAATCCTAGGGCGCGCCGTATCCAGCCGGACGGCGAGGAGTAGCATTCCCGGCCGCGCCAAGCCGCGTGCCGTATCGTTAACCGCCCCGCGCCGGGGCTATCTTTAAAAATCATCTGGCCGGAAGCGCGCCGCTCTCTCCGCCACCCTCCAAAAAAACGAGAAATCTCATGTCCAACCCGAATAAACCATTCGGTTTCCAGAATATTGGCTGGAACCGTGGCGGGCCGGCCGTGACTGGCGCTCAGATCGAACGGCCAATCGCGGCAGCCTATGGCTACAATATCTGCAAGGGCGATGTCGTCCAGCTTTCCTCCGGCTATGTCGTGATCGGCGCTGCTGGCGTCGCTGGCGGCATCACCACCGGTATCTTCCTCGGCTGCCGCTACATCGGCCCGGCCGGCAATCTGGTCAACTCCACCTATTGGCCGGCCAGCAACGCCGCCGCTGGCGTCGCACTGATCCTCCCAATCGCTGGCGTTCCTCCGCAGCTCTTCCTGGTACAGAGCGGCAATAGCTCGGGAAGCTACGTGATCACCTACGCCGATGTTGGCAAGAACGCCGACATTTACGTCGGGACGCAGACGATCACTGGCGGATACGGCCAGTCTGGCATGACCATCGATGCCTATACGGTCAGCGCCGCTCCGACAACCGCCACTTATCCATTCAGGATCGAAGGCGTGTATTCGGATATGGCTCCTGCTGGCTATCCAGGCACGGACAACACGGCGGTCAACAACCTCGTCCTCGTGTCGTCCAATCCGTTCAACGTAACCGGCTACTAAGGGAGGGCTGAATCATGGCTATTAATCTCGCTTCCATCTTCCAGGAACTTCAGCCCGGCCTGATGGCCGTCACTGGCAAGTACAAGGAAGTCCCGTTCGAGTTCTCTTCGATCTTCGTCAAGCGAAATTCGAAAATGAACCTGGAACGCACTGTTCAGACCCGGTTCATGGGCATCGCCGATCTCAAGGTAGACGGCCAGTCCGTGACCTACGACAACAATGCCGGCGACCGCTATACCTACAATATGCAGCCGGTTGGCGCGGGGTTGGGATACATTATCACCCGCAACGCCCTCGCGGACTGCCTGTACAAGGACACGTTCACGCCCGCCAATTTGGGCTTGCAGCGCTCCATGGGCTCCTTCTGGAACACCATGGCCGCGTACATCTTCAACACGGCTACGACGGTCAATGCTCAGCTCGGTGGCGACGGCAAAGCACTTCTGGCGACGGATCATCCAATCGATGGCGGCTCCTTCGCCAACACGTCTTCGACGCCGCAGAGCCTCAACGAGGGCTCGCTTATCGCGGCGATCACGGCTATCCCGACGACCTTCGTCGATCAGGCTGGCCTGTTCGTGGACGTGACCAGCGAAAAGCTCCTTGTGCCGTGGAACCTGCGCGCCGCAGCTCTCCGGCTTTTGGAGGCAGAATTACGCCCTGGAACAGCCAATAATGACCCAAATGTCATCCAGAAGCTACACGGCGGCATCTCTGGTCTGGTGACCTCGCGTTACCTCACCTCGCCCTATCCGTGGTTCCTCACCACGTCGGTGGAAGGGTTTATCGAAATCGAACGCGACGGTTTCGAGATGACCATGTTCACCGAC